GTCATGCAACAGATCACACTTACCCTAGATCAACAGATCCTTATTCAGGTAGAAAAGTTACAATTACTGAAACCACTGCAACAACCTTCACTTGCAACGTAGGAGTATCAAGCAACACAACAGCACACTTATTCAAATCTGCAACTGCAAATAGTGTTACAGAAGGTTCAATGAATGAAGTGAGAAGTATTGCAAGTGCCTTTGTTTATGGAAATAAAGGAATTGAAGCAGACGGAAATGGTTGTTTAGCATATCTAATCAGTCATAACTTTGCTTATATAGGTGTAGGAAAAGATGTTACCAATGACATAAGTTTAGTAAATCAATTTGCAGAAGTTTTAGAATCTAATGGTGCAAAAGTAACTTTTGTCAGTCAAGATCAAGGCAGTGATTTTAGAGTAGGTAATAACTTTTTTGTAGATGCTTCTAAAGGAACAACATCAATTGATATTACAAATTCAGAGTTAACAGGATCTAGTTTAACTATTGGACGTAATAATATTACATTCATAGATGCAACAAAAATAGAAACAGGAAACTTTAGGATATCTAACAACACAATTCAATCATTAGTAAATGAAATAAATGTTTCATCAGCAGGTGGCACAATAAACTTTAATAGCAACGTGTCTATGCAAAAAAACGTAACTGTATCAAACAATGCTACAATAGGTGGTACAGGAATAAATTTTGGTAACGACAGCAATGATGTGGTTGACTTCAGTATGGACATTAATCAAGATTTAATTCCAAGCACTGACGGTGCTCACAACTTGGGTACAATTAATAGACAATGGAAAAAAATTAACAACACAAAAACAGTAATTGAAGATGTAGAAATACACAACAATAATATTACAGCATGGAACACAAACCAAGACTTAAATTTAAGAGGTTCAGGCACAGGATTTGTAAAAGTTGCTGACTTAAATTTTAAAACAAATATATCTACTTCAAGCAGTGATGTTGTAATCAACAGTAACACTAAATCAACTATTATTAATTCGACTGATGCATTAGGATTGCCGATTGGTACAACCGGGCAAGATCCTGCACAGGCACAATCATTACGATTTAACACATCATTAGGAAACTTTGTGTCATACACAACAGGTTCAACTATTTTAAGTGGTGTAACAGACTTTGATAAAGACACGTACATCAGCACAGCAAGTAATCAGTACACATTTTTTGCTGATGGTACACCTACTGCACAAATCACAGGTGCAGGCACATTAGATGCTATTGCTGTAAGTTCTAACAATCAAACTAAACTGGATGGTAATACAATTTCAGTAGGATCAAATGGCGGTCAGGGTGGTGTTACAGCCAACGGAACAGGTAGAGTTCTTTTTGACAGTTCTGAATGGGAAATTGGCAACAGTGACTGGTATGTTACCGGCACAAACAGTGATTTTGATTTTGAATTTACAGGTATTAAAAGAAACACGTATCTACACTTCGATACAACTAAAGCGGCTATTATGCCTCTTGGTGCCCAAGCAGTGCGTCCTGTGACTGCTAGACAGGGTGAATTATGGTGGAATCAAACAACTAATACACTAGAAGTTTACACAGGAACAGAATGGGTAACTTCAGTGGGATCACAAGAAATCACAGTTACCGAAGCATTTGCAGAAGAATTGAACGTACTTTACGAATTAATACTGTCTTAATTCTAGTGTAATAGAATCAAATACCAAAACCTGAATAAATACAATTAATGTTTGAGTATGACCAATATTCAAACAGGACAAACCGTGGTTAACCGGCGAAGAGTCTTTAAACATCAAAGAATGAAAATTGGGTTAGTGGCACAAGATGCCCGTTTAAAGGAGAGATAAATGGCCGTTGGTCGAATTTCGGGTCCGCTCTTAAAAGCAAATCTAGTCCGTTCCACACTACCAGTGGATAGACGAAACCTTGCATTTGAGACAGACTTATTATACATTGATGTTAATAATTCAAGAATTGGTGTTAAAACCACTAGTCCTGCATATCCTTTAGACGTTGCAGGAACAATCAGAACTACAGATTTACAAGTTCCAAATACTGCTACAATTAATAATGTTACAATCAGTAACAACTCAATCACAACAACTGGTAATCAATTAAACCTTGCTACGCCAGACAGTGCAGTTTACAACAATAGACTTTTAGTAGATGATTTAATAATTGATGGCAACACAATCACTGCCACAGATACTAATCAAAATTTCGAAATTATTCCTAGTGGAACAGGGACTGTGGAAGTTCGTGGAGACACAAGAGTTGAAGGAAATATTCATGCAACAGGTAATATTAGAGCAGATGGAAACATACAAATAGGTGACCAAGACACTGATACAATTACAATTAATGCTGATGTGGCATCCAATTTAGTTCCTGATGCTTCAAACACATACACACTAGGTTTAGCAAACAAAAGATGGGACGAAGTATTTGCTAACAACTTGACTGTTGACAACTTAACATTGACAGGAAATATAACTGTTAATGGATTAGACTTAACAGCACGTCCTGGTAAAACTTATTATGTTGCAACAAATGGTGATGATTTGCAAACAGGTACACACCAAAACGATCCATATGCAAGTTTAACAAAAGCATTATCTGTGGCAACAACGGGTGATCATATTCACATATATCCAGGTACATATTCAGAAGTATTTCCAATGGTTGTGCCAGTTGGAGTATCATTAAAAGGTGACGGTTTAAGAGCAGTTACAATTCAACCAACTGCACCAACAAATACAAATGATGCTTTTATTTTAAACGGTGAAGTTACAATTGAAGATTTAACAGTTACAGGATTCCAATTTGATGCAGTAAACAATACAGGATATGCATTTAGATTTAATTCTAACGGAGATAGTAGTGGGTATTCAGTAACATCAAGATCACCGTACATAAGAAACATAACAGTTTTAACTCAAGGTTCTGTAACAAGTGCAACTGATCCAAGAGGTTTTGCTTCAGGTGACGCAGGTAAAGGTGCATTTTTAGATGGTGCAATGGCAACTGCATGGAGTAGAGAAGCAGGATGTTTATTCCAAAATGTTACAATGATTACACCAGGTGTTGATGCAGTTACTTTAACAAACGGTGTAAGGGTTGAGTGGTTAAACTCATTTACATATTTTGCTAATAGATCAATTTACGCTTACGATGGTGCATCAGGACTTGCTGGACAAGGACAAACAAATTTAAGAGTAAGCAATATCAGTGGTACAATTACTGCTGGAGAAACAATATTCTACTACAATACGGGTGGACAAGTAATAAGTTCTGCAACTATTGATTCAGTGGATGGCAATAAAATTACTATTAATGGAAAAGTAACAGGATTTGAATTGCCACCTGAATCAGGCGGAAAAACAATGGTGACAAACGGAAATGCTCAGTTGAATACCAGCATTAAAAAGTTTGGACAAAGTAGTTTACAATTAGGTGGCACAGCAGATAGTACTAACACAGCAAACAGTGTAGACTTTGGTTTTGGCACAGATGATTTCACAGTTGAAACTTGGGTTAGATCAAACCTTGCACAGACAACAACATTGTTTGACTTCAGAGCAAATACAAGTAATGACAATGGTGTACAAGTTTCTGTTGTAAACAGCACTCCAAGAATTTTATTAAATGGATCATATGTATTAACAGGAACAAATGGTTTCAATGATGATACATGGACACACTTTGCACTATCAAGAAAAAACAGTTACACAAAAATATTTGTTAATGGTGTAAATTCAGGTCAAACAAGAAATCCACAAACGTTAACTTTAAATGACGGTGTTACAACTAATTCATCAACTAAAAAGTATGGCGATAAGTCAGTGCAATTTGATGGTGCAGACGATTGCATAGATGTTGCAAACACAGCCGACTTTGGATTTACAACAGCAGACTTTACAGTTGAAACTTGGATGAACTTTACATCAACAGCACAGCAATCAATTTTTGATTTTAGAACAGTAACTATTGAAAATAAAGTTTGGTTATACGCAACACCAACTAACAACAAAATAATTTTACACGTAAATGGTTCCAACATCGCAGAACTTACAGGAATAAATTTATCAACATGGCACCATGTTGCTTTAACAAGACAAGCAGGTGTTGGTAGACTTTTCTTAGACGGAGTGTTAAGTTCAACATTTACTTTTTCACAAAACCTCGGAGCAACAACGCCTTGCAGAATTGGTGCAAGATATGATGCAATTGGAACAAATGAATTTTCAGGTTACATGGATGGTATAAGATTCAGTTCAACTGCCAAATACACATCTGCATTTACACCAGGCAACTTGGTTAACACAACTGATACTGTGTTAATGATTGACGCAGAAGATGGTGTAGTTGATAACACAAACTTGTACATGAACACAAATTTATCAAGTGCTAAACCTTTGACAATAGGAAATAACTATTCAAACAACAATGGTTTCAATGGTTACCTAGATGATTTTAGAATTGTAAAAGGATTATCATTATACGATTTAAACTTTACACCACCAACAGCAGAACTTACAAGATCAACTCAAACAACATTATTGTTAAGATTTAATGGCGACAATGGTTCTACATCATTCACAGAAACATTAACACTTCCACAAGATATTAGATTCAGTGGCGGTGCAACTGCTGAAAGATTTACATTAGTAGACTATGCAGACTTTGGTGCAGAAGTTCGTGCTATTGCATCTGCTTCGATATATGGAAATTACGGAATATGGGGAGATGGTGAAGGTGTAAGAATGTATTTGATTTCACACAACCTGGCTTATATTGGTAACGGAAAAGAAGTTTCTAATGATGCAAACACTGTTGTTCAAGTAAATGAAGTTGTTAAACAAAATGACGCAAGTATTTTCTTCACGTCAGTTGACCATAAAGGTGATTTCAGAGTTGGTGATCAATTTTATGTAAACCAAGAAACAGGACAAGTTGATTTTACAACATCAACACTAAACATTGATATTGACCAAGGAGTAACTTTTACTACTGGTACAGACATTACAGTAATAAGTGGTTCAAGTGTTGAAACAGGAAATATAAAAATAAGTGGAAACACAATAGAAAGTTTAACTGGTGATGTAACATTTGATTCAAACACAGATGAAATTAATTTACAAAACAATGTTGCAATTACTGGAAATTTAGATGTTACTGGCGATATTACAATTGGTGGTAATGTTACAATTGGTGATGAAACAACAGACTCAATCAGTATCACAGCAGGTATTGGTAGTGATCTAAAACCAGCAATAGATAACACATACGATTTAGGTACAGCAACAAAAAGATGGAATACAATATACGCAAGAGAGTTAGAAACTGACAGTGTTAGAATAGATAACAATGTTATTCAAACAATAGATTCAAATGCAGATTTAGAATTAAGAACAAACGGTACAGGAACTGTAAATGTAGAAAATTTCAGTTTTAGCGGTGATACAATCAGCAACACCAACGACATTACAATTAATCCTAGCACAGGAGTATTTAGAGTAGATGGTACAGGTGCAGTAAAAGTACCAGCAGGTACAACAGCAGAAAGACCAGGAACTCCAAGTCTTGGTATGTTGCGTTACAACACTGATACCAATTTCTTTGAAGGCTATGATGGAAATTGGATACCTTTAGCAGGAGTTTCTGACATTGACCAAGACACGTATATCACAGCAGAATTAAATCCTGGTGATGACGATGACACAATAAGATTTTATGCCGCTGGAACACTAGTTGCTGATGTGAATTCAACAAGATTTGATGTTCAGAGTTTGGTTGTTGATAATTTACTTTTACAAGGAAATTCAATATCCACTACTGGAACTGACCAAGATTTAGTCCTAAATGCCAATGGTTTAGGTACTATCAAAGTAGAAGACTTTGTTTTTGAAGGAAATACGATAACTAATAGTGTACCCGATAGTCCTACGGTTTTTAGAACCACTGGCGATGGTTACATCGACGTTTCACAGGCTGGTGGCTTTGTTTTACCAACTGGAACAAGTGTAGACAGACCAGGTACAGGGGTCACTGGGATGATTAGGTACAATACAAATGACCAAAGGGTTGAGTTGTATGATGGTACAAGTTGGGGATCAATTGCTGGAAGTTCAGGCGCAGTAAGTATTCTTGACGCAACGGAAATTGCAATTAAAATTGCATTAACATATGGATAAGAATTAAAATGGCAACAGCGTTTAAAAATACAATTATTAAAAACATAGGAACTCAGCCTGTAGAATTGTACACAGCAGAACCAGGAACAAATACAACGTTCGTTGGTTTAAGTCTTGCTAATTTAACTGACTCTGTTGTAAGAGCAAGTGTAACATTAAAAGACACCACATCAGTTGAAGGATTTATTATTAAAGATGTTTTTATTGCACCTAATTCAAGTTTAAGAGTTTTGAATGCAGGTGAAAAATTAATTGTAGCAACACAAAATTCATTATTTTGCACAGCAAACATAAATGATTCTTTAGATGTTGTAGCAAGTTTTGTGGAGATAACATAATATGACACAGAGTGTTGGTCAAAGTGTAAATGTATATTTGAAAGAAGGTGTCAAAGACAGATACTTCTATGGATTATACCGTACTTCCGAAGGTATGTTGTACCTAGGTAAAGTTGACCAATTGGCTCGTAATGACAGTATTCAAGTGAACAATCCTGGAGCGGCGGCAAATGATTTTGTTGATTTCGATCAAGGATATGATTTCTTTGAAGGGCGTGATCTCAATCATGAAAATGTTTTTTTAAATTTGAGATACGAACAATTCAGATGGGACGATGTCAATCTGGATTATTTTATAAATGATGACGGCGAATTGTGTGTGAGAATTAACAGTAAAAAAGGTGAAGGTGTGGTAACATATCCAAATATTTCTGAATCAGTAGATGCAGTAGATTCACCATTTAGTTTTGACAAAGAAGCATACACATTTGACGACAGCGACATAACATTCGATAGAGGATAAAAGGAGTAGTAGGAAAAATGGCACGACAACTTATAAATGACGGTATCCTACCTAATGACGGTCAAGGTGACACGTTAAGGCAAGGTGCGTCGAAAATAAACAACAACTTCCAAGAGTTATATCAGACTTTAGGAAACGGAACACAGATTACATTAATTGAAAATAATCTTTTAAATGCAACTGGTTCTAACAAAGTAACTTTTTTATATCAAACATTGGCAGATTTGCCAAGTGCGTCAACATATCACGGTATGTTTGCTCATGTACACGGTGAGAATGCTTCCTACTACGCTCACTCAGGTGCTTGGGTAAAACTTGCAGATACAAATAAATCTATCGGAATGTTTTCAGACGTTGATTTGGCTACTGCG